TGGCAATGGCTAGACAATTTTACAACAAAGGAGGAGTTATATTCCCTGAATTTACATTAGATTGGGATACAACAATAAATGGATGTCATTTTTATCCTTATATGGATAAAATAGATATGTCTACATCAGCAGGATATCCATGGTCCATCGATAAAATTAGAAAGAAAGATTTGTTTGAATTTGATGGTATTAAATATTTTATGAGAGAAAGTATACAGCAACAAGCAGATGACCTATGGAAGAAATGGGGAGAATGCCAAACATCGGGATTCCCTTATTTGGATTGTTTGAAAGATGAACGAAGAGCTTTATCTAAAATTTATGGTAAACCAAAAACAAGAATGTTTTCCATAGCTCCGTTAGCAGTTACGTTATGTACACGAAGATTAATGTTACATTACGTAGCTTTTATGATGCAACACCACAATGGAACATTCTTTGCGCCAGGATTAGATCGCACTGGTTTAGAATGGGGAGAATTTATGGCTAGACACAAAAGAGTATCATGTCAAGGTATTGATGGAGATCAAGAGAATTTTGATGGTACTAATTTTAAACAACTATTAGCTGAAGCATTCATGACAATTATTAGAATAGGAATGTATAAATTAACAAAAATAGTTGTTTGTCAAAATGGAGAATGGACTAAAGAGTACATAGAGAGTGAATTCTATAATCAAAAATGGTGTAATAGAGTAAGAACATGCATGGAAGAAACTATAGCATCATACCACGTAGCTGAAAATACAGTGTACAGAACTTTTGGAGGTACAACATCAGGAGGAGCTTTGACATTAGTATTAAATTGTTTAGTTAGTGAGCTTAAATTAAGAATAGCCTGGTGCTATTCAGTACCACCACCTATGAATACAAATATGTGGTACGATAGACATGCAACATCAAGCACAATGGGAGACGACAACATTGGTGCTGTAAAACAAATAATGCTACCTTATTTTAATGCTAGAAAAGTAAGTGAAGTCCATGCCAAATTTGGTAGCAAGTATACATCAACAAACAAGGTAGGTGAAATTGTTGATTATAAACCTATTGATGAATGTTCATTTTTAAAGAACACAACAACAAAATTTAATGGCTTGGACGCACCGTTGATGGAATTACCAGCTTTATTAGAAATAACAAACTGGGTAAGAGGAGGAGATGGAATTAACATTGAAGAAGCAACTGAAAATAATGTTAATACAGTTTTAAGATCGCTTGTTTTCTACGGAAAACAAAAGTATAACGAAATTCGAAACAAAGTACTCTCAAGGAAACCACACTTTAACCTGTTGACTTTTAATGAAGTCGAAAATACCTAT